AGTACAGAAGATGTAAAGAAATTTACAATTACAAATGGTAATTTAGATGCTGATGATTTTATCGAATATATAAAAATCAGTCAAGATATTACTATTCAAAATTATTTAGGTTCTAAACTTTACCAAAAGTTACAGGAATTGATTTTAAATGATGATATTAATGAAGTTGCATTTGTAGATTATAAAAACCTTTTAACTACCTATGTTAAACCTATGCTTATCCATTGGGCAATGGTTTACTATTTACCATTTGCAGCATATACATTAAGTAACAAAGGATTGTTTAAACATAACTCTGAAAACTCTACAAATGTAGATAAAGCAGAAGTAGATTTTTTAGTAGAAAAAGAAAGGGATATAGCAGAAAGTTATACACAGCGTTTTATTGATTTTATGTGTTATAATACAAATACATACCCTGAATATAACAATAATAATAATGAGGATGTAAACCCTGATACTAATAATTTTTATGGCGGTTGGTATTTATAATAACGTAAAGATTAAAAACTTTAAAAAGTTAAATTTATATTTAGCTAAAGTTGAGCAATTAAAAAAAGTAGAAATCTTAAAATCTAATAATGGCAAATAGTATAGGTTGGGGGCAAGCAGCAAATGATAACGGTATAGGTTTTGGGCAGGGTGCTTTTAATAATGATAACGATTGGGGTAAAATTTATGAATTTAGCCATAGTGAAGAAACTGATTTAAAAAAAAAATTTTAACTTTAACGGTAGATAATATAAAATACACAATAGATATAATTAAATTAACAACAGATAAAATATACCAATGGCTGAACAAATAATAAATGTAGGTACAACTGCAAACGATGGCACAGGAGATACTTTAAGGGGTGCTTTTATAAAAGCAAAAAATAATTTTTCAGATTTATATACTAATAAACAGGCTACTCTTGTTTCAGGTACAAATATAAAAACTGTTAATTCTACTTCTTTATTAGGTAGTGGAGATGTAGCAGTACAAGCAACTTTAGTTAGTGGTACAAATATTAAAACAATAGAGGGGCAATCTTTATTGGGTTCTGGTAATATTGATTTAACAAAATCAGACGTTGGATTGTCAAATGTTGATAATACTTCGGACATAAACAAACCAATTTCAAGTGCAACACAAACTGCATTAAATGCTAAACAAAATACACTTGTTTCTGGTACGAATATAAAAACTATAAACGGAAATACTATTTTAGGAAGTGGTGATTTAGTAGTAGGTGGAACAACACCAACTTTGCAAGAAGTTACAGATGAAGGAAATTCAACTACAAATCCAATTTATTTTAACGGAACAATACCAATTTACGGAGAAAATAATTCTTCTTTTTTAGGTTCTGAAAATTTACCTAATGGAAATAGTTATGCTGCAGCAGTTGATGAAACAAGTATCGGGGTTTATGATACTAATCAGGGTGCTTTTGAAACAGGTTTTTATTCTAAAAGAAATATACCAAGTAATAATGCTGAAACAAATATAATTTTAAGTGTTAGTCAAGCACATACTTCAATAGATTTTACTATAGTTGCTAAAAATTTAACTGCTTCAAAATACTATACTATAAATGGACTTGTAACTATTGATTGGGCAAATGAAACTTATAAATATAGAATGATTAACACAAATACTAACGTATTTGATGATGCAGATTTTTTACTATTCAATATTATTTTTGGTTTTAATTCTACACAATTTGAAATACAAGCAGATAATCAATCAACAAACAATTTTTTCATTAATATTAACGCAAATATTTTATAATTATGCCACAAACAACAATAAATGTATATGACAGAAATACAATCGAAACTGAAAAAGTTAAGGGTTGGGAAATGTGCAGAGTTTTTAAAGGTAGTGTTTTAAATTCAGCACCAGATGCAGACGGAACTATTTCAATAGGTACTGGTACAAAATATATAAAAGAATTTACTCAAACTTTGGCATCTAATTACAAAGGCACAAATAAATTTGATTTAAGCAAATTAAACGATTTCAATTCTTTTCGTATAACTGCACAAGGTGTTATTTCTTTAGATGGACAAAAATTTCAAATAGGTTTTAAATTACTTGATGATACTTATAGTAGTATTGCGGTAGTTGAACCAAACTATTCAGGCGGTCACGAAGTTTTTAATCACCCGGGCGGATATTATGTTGATTGGTATTTGGATATTGAGGTAACATATTATAAAAATGATAGTGGTAATCATTCGCTTATTATTAATGGAAATTATATGCATTCAAACGATTTTCACAATGCAAAAGTTGATGTTAGTTTGGTGCCAATATGTGGTGTTATAAATACTTCTCAAAATAATGTATATTTTGATTTAGTTTCTGTTGATATACCATCAAATTGTTATTTAAAGCAAGTTAATATTGATTTTGTAGAATAATGAAAACATATATTAATTATATTTTAAGTGGCTTAATACTTTTTTTTGCACCTATTCACGGACTATTAATTGCTGTAGGAGTAGGAATTATACTTGACACATTTACAGGTATATTTAAGAGCATTAAACTAAATGGGTGGGTATCTATTAAAAGCAGAAGATTATCCCATATAGTAAGCAAAATGCTATTATACCAAATTACTATTATCTTATTATATGTAATTGATAATTTTTTATTAAACGAATTTATTATACAACATTTTACCATTCAATTTATGTTTACAAAATTAGTAGCAATACTTTTAATTTTTATTGAGCTTGTAAGCATTAAAGAAAATATAGAAGCTGCTTTAAAAATTGATGTTTGGAAGATGTTAAAAAACTTATTAAACAGAGCAAAAGAAGTTAAAGAAGATATTGATTTAATTAAATAATATGCGTGAAATAAAATACATAGTTATACATTGCACAGCTTCACAGCCAAACGCTACAAAACAAGCAATTTTAAACTATTGGAAAGATGTTTTAAAATGGAAGTCTGTAGGTTATCATCGTTTAATTGATGCAAACGGTATTATACACGAATTAGCAAACTATGAACAAATTACAAACGGTGTTAAAGGTTTTAATTCTACTTCAATACATTTTAGTTATATTGGTGGTATAGATGAAAAAGGAAAGCCAAAAGATACGAGAACACAGAAACAAAAAGAAAGTTTATTATATTTAATAAAACAAGCTAAAAAACAATTCCCAAACGCAATAGTACAAGGACATAAAGATTTTTTAGGAGTTAAAAAAGCTTGCCCAAGTTTTGAAGCCAAGCAGGAATATAAAAATATTTAATCAAAAAAACCCTTACAAATACTGCAAGGGTTTTTTCTTAACTATTAATCAAAACAAATTATGAATACGCAAATATAATATTATTTTTTTAATATACAAATAATTTTTATATATTTGTTGAAACTTTTAAACAAATAAGTTATGAGATTTTCAAAATGGAATGATTACGATGTACAATTAACTGAATTATTACAAAGTAATAAAAACTGTACTGATACAGAAATAGCTAAAAAACTATTAAATACTAATGATGGTGGTAATATTAATAGAGATGTAGATTTACTTCGAACTTATATTAAAAGGCATAGAGCAAGATTATTAGACCAGCACGAGGGAATTTATAACGCTACTAATGAATTAGATGTACCAAACACTTCGGTTAAACATATGTGGTTAAAAACAAAGCAAAGCAGTATCTTTGTTAAGAACCCAGAATACATAGAACCACAAACAGAAGTAGAATTAGAAAAAGAAATTGATTTTACTAATTTTTTTAAAGATTTAGTTAAACCGATTAAATTACCTAAAATAGAAAGTAAATTAGATTTGTCAATATTTGATAGGTTGGTTTATACTGATGTGCATATTGGAATGGAAGTAAACCAAAACGGTTATAGTTTATACGATGGTGCTTGGAATGAAGCAGAAGTAGATAAACGTTTACAAATAATGATTTCACAAACTTTAATTAACAAGCAATCAGATACATTAATTATACACGAGTTAGGTGATTTTATGGATGGTTACGATGCAGTAACTACACGAGGTGGACATAGTTTACCACAAAATATGGATAACCAAAAAGCGTTTGATGTTGGGTTAGGTTTTAAAATACGTTTAATAGATGCTTTAATTCCTTACTATAATAATATAGAATGTATTAATATTTGTAATGATAACCACGCAGGAAGTTTTGGATATATCGTTAATTCTGCATTTAAAGCGTATATAGAGCTTAAATACGAAAATGTTAAGGTAGTCAATCAAAGAAAATTTATAGACCATTATATCGTAGAAAACAGATGTTTTATTTTAACTCACGGTAAAGATGATAAAAATATGAAGTTTGGTTTTAAACCACATTTAGACGCTGTACAAATTGAAAAGATTAAAAATTATATTGATGAATATAAATTGCATAACTACACTATAGAATTTAGTAAAGGTGATAGCCACCAATTATTATTAGATTTTACTTCATCATCTGCTTTTGAATATCAAAACTTTGGTGCTTTTTCTCCACCAAGCGATTGGGTAAAAACTAACTTTAAAAACACAAATAGTAGTTTTATTGTTTTTAACTATTACGAAAACCAAAAGAGTATTAACCCTATAATATTTTAATATGGAAGCAAAAGAAAAAGCTAAAGAGTTAATAAATAATTATAATTTTTTAAATTATAAAACAGACTTATCTATACACGAAAAAAAAGAATGTGCATTAATAGCTATTGAAGAAATAAGAAATTTATGTAATAGAGTACAAAATTATGAAGAAGCTATTTATTGGAAATATGTAAAAAATGAACTTAATAAATTATAAATATGTCAGATTTACAAAGAGTATTACGAATTATAAAATTTAATTATAATCGTGGTTGCAACAAAGAAAGCGTTAATAAAATATATCATAAAATTTTAAGAATAAAATATGAAAATAGAAATTAAACATTACGGAAATACATACACAGTAGAAACGCCAAACGATGATTTAGAAGCTGTAGGAGTATTAGATATTATTACAGGTTTATTAATTCAAATGGGCTACCAACAAGAAAGTATTAATAACGCAATAAAAGAATTAGCAGATGGAAGCAACTAATAAAAGAATAAATTATTTAACTTGGTTAGGGTGGGTATTATTTTTTATCGTGTTATTTTTTCGAGGGTGCAATACTGAATTACAAACTGCCGAGAAAATTAAGGTAATTACAAAAGAAATAAAAGGTTCGATTGTAACAAAAGAAAAAGTAATTAACGTGCCTATTGTTAGAACGGTAAAAGATACTGCAGGTAGTGGCTTTTACGTAAACCAAATAGATAAACTATTTGAAGAAAATAATAAGATGCAATTAGAATTTTTAAAAATGGATAGTTTGCAACAAATACAAGCGTATAACAAAGCAATCGAAATAAACGCTTTTAAACAATCATTTGACGATAAGTATATAAACGCTCAAGTTTCAGGCGAAGTGATGGGTAATGTAAAGCAAATGCGTTTAGACTACACAATAAAGCCACAAGAATTAAAAGTAGATGCACCAAAACCAAAAAACAATTTATATTTAGGTGTAAACGTGGCTAATACTTTGCAACTAAACAAACCGCTTTTTTCTGCAGGAATTGGTATTAAAAATAAACGTGGTAATATACTAAATGCTTCATTTGATACTGAAAAAAGAATAGGTATTGGGTATTATTTAAAAATATTTTAAACTAATTTTATTAATGTTTACAATGGTTGGCGGTTGCTAACCTTTTTTTATGCAAAAAAATATAGTAAAAAATTTTTTTATTAAAATTATTCGTTTTATATTTGCATATCAATAATTAACAAATAACAAATATTATGACAACTACAAAAACACATTTAGGAATGGCAATGGGGAAAGGAAAAATAACATTACATAAATCATCTTGTGGATTAGGAGATAGTAATAGAGAAGGAAGAATGAACTATATAACTAAAACAAGTACTTTTAAAACTTTATATTTAGAAAGAGGTACAGAATTAGTTTGCGAAAAATGTTTAGCAAAAGCAAAAGAACAAGGTAGAGTATAAATAAAAAACAAAGTGGAGCAGAATACTATAAACTGCATTAACTTTAAAACAAAATATTATGGAAACACTTTATGAAAAATTAACAAAAGAAAACAGAACCAAGTTAAGAAATTACAAAGAAAAATACCCAACTATTTCTGGAAAGTTAATTGTATCTTTAAAAGCAGAAGTAGCTTGGACTGAATTAAAAGTAATTGAAATGATGCAATTATTTGAAGCATTAGAAGTAAAAGAATTTAATTTTATTAACCCTTTAGACAATTTATTTTATGGAAAGTAATTTAACAACAGTAGAATGGTTAATTGAAGAAATTGAAAAATTAACGGGCTTACAATATTTAGATGAAGAAGATTGTGTTATAAAAGCCAAAGAAATGGAAAAGCAACAGATTATTGATGCTTATAGAACAGGATTTTTATCAGAAGATATTAAATTAGCTGGAGATTACTACAACGAAAAATTTAACAAATAAGATATGAATAATTTATTTAGAACCGATTTAGAGGAATTAGGTATTGAAGTTGAAGAACTTTATCACACCGAAGCAGTAGATTTTGAAGTAATGGCACAAACAGAAGTAGGTTTGGCTTTTATTAAAATAGAAGATTACCTTTCAAAATTAGAAAAGCAAAATAGAGAATTAGAAAAAACTATTGAACAACTTAAAAACCAAATAAAATAATGAATGCAATAGAACAATTATTAAGGCAAACAAAATTAACAGGTTATCGTTTAAGCAAACTAACAGGGGTAAGTACCCAACTATTACACTATCAAAAGAAAAAACAGTATAATTTAAAAGAAGCTGTACACCTTGCTAAATTATTAAAGCAAAAAGGTTTAATTGATAAAGATTTAATATTAGTAGAAAACGAAATAATAACTAAAATTTAAAATTATGAAAAAAAGAATAACAAATTATTGGAATATTTTAGCTGGGGTTAAAAACCAATCAGAAGAATTATTAGATTTAAAATTAATTTTATTTAGAGATAAAACAACTGCACAAAGTATTAATTTATTTTTAGAATTAAAACGTGATTTTGAAGAAGAATTAAGTAAACGTAAATTAGAAGCAATAAACGAAAATAACAATGTAAGCAATTATTTTAATAGACGTGCAGCTTTACCTTATACAACTGTAAAAGATACAGTATTTCAACAACCAATACAAAATTAATATGAAACTACAAACTAACAAAAAGCATAATTTAAGTAGCCATAAAATTGCAACTTTAACTTATTTGCTAATTACAGAATTAAACGATATAAAAGCAAATAGTTTTTTAGCAAAAGAAATTATAGACAAAGGCAAAGATTTAGAAAATTCACTTGAACCAATGATGGATGCAATATTTGAAAGTAAACAAATATCTAAAGGAACGTATTTAAATGAACTTGCATATAAAATAGATACAGTTATTAGAAAAAATTATACTATGATTACTGAATAAAATTAATAAAAAGTTTTTTTATTAAATAAATTATATTTATATTTGCTTATTATTAATCAAAAACAAAAATATTATGAGTAAAAATCTTTATGAATTAATGCAAATGCAAGAAATTGCAACATCTAATTTTTTACCAAGTAAAAAGGAATTAGAATTATCATCTAAAACATTCGTTAAAAATCTAATCGATGCAGGTGAAATTAACAAAGTAGAAGCATTTGCACAAGCAGAACGTTTAACAACTGCAATAAGTAGTGTAAGAGATGAATTAAAAGCATCTTTACCACGTGAAAAGCAAACAGCATACGGAATTGAAATCAATCCAGTAAACGGTCGTCAAATGATACAATTTTCAGAAGATGCAATTTGGTTGCAATTAAACGCAGATTTAAAAGCACGTGAAGAATTATTAAAACTTGCGTTAAAACAAGATGTAATAGATGCCTATGGTAATGATGTGCCAAAAGTAAGTATTAAATATTCAGCAGATAGTTTAACAATTAAATACTAAATTATGAATGTAGATAAATTAAAAGAGCTTTACGTTAAGTTTGAACTAACTAAAGATGATGTTTACAAGCATCAGCATTACATTATTATTACCAGAAGTGGTATTGATAAAATACAAGCCAAAGAAAAAGTACAAATATCTTACGAAGTTGTAACTTGCGAACCTAAATTTTGTGTAGTTAAAGCAACTGCTACAAAACAAAACAATGTTATTGAAACTTTTGGTAGTGCTTTAAAAGGAGATAGTTTTAAAGATGGTAACACTCAAAGTTGGTATGTTATGGAAATGGCTGAAAAACGCGCTATGAGTAGAGCAGTATTAAAACTAACAGGGTTTTATGAATTGGGAGTATTTGGAGAAGATGAAAGCGAAGATTTTAAACGTAAACAATAATTAAATTAAATAAAAATGAGTGAAGTAATTGGTAGTATTATCCATATTGGAAATACAGAAACAGTAGGAAGTGCAGGAACTTTCAAAAAAAGATTATTAGTAATTAAAACAAATGAGCAATATCCTCAGGAAGTACCTATTGATTTTGTTCAAGACAAATGTGAAGTATTAGATAAATACGCATTAGGGCAAAATGTAAAAGTAGGAATTAATATTAGAGGTAATAAGTATAACGAAAAATGGTATTGTAGTTTAAATGGTTGGAGAATTGATAAAGAAGATGCAACAAGTTTAACTAATACAGCAGTTGAAACTTTTGAAGTAAAAACTCCTTTACAACAAGCGGCAGATGATTTGCCTTTTTAAAATTGTTAATAAAAACCTGTAATTAATTTTGCAGGTTTAAATTAAAATACTATATTTGCATTTATATTATTGGTGGAGCATTAATATAATTTAAGAAATTTTTAAAAGCCTAATAGTGCGGAACTCCACTTCCAATCTGTTGGGCATTTTTTTTACGTGTATGAGTGGTTGGATAAAATTAAACAGAGAAATTAATAATCATTGGGTTTTTCAAAATTCAGATTATTTTAAATGGTGGGTTGATATTCTTTTAGAAGTTAATTACGCACCAGCAAAAGTTGTTATAAAAGGTAAAATATACGAATGTGATAGAGGAGAAAAATTATATTCTTTAGACACTTGGGCAATACGTTGGAAAACTAATAAAAGTAAAGTAAGACGTTATTTTGACTTGTTGCAAAAAGAAAATATGATTGAGTTAAAAAATGAAACGCAAACAACACGCCTTAAGGTTTGTAAATACGAGGATTACCAAGAAACAGAAAAAGAAAGTGAAACGCAAACGAAACGCAAACGAAACGCAAACGAAACGCATTTGACACCAATTAAAGAAAGTAATAATAATAAAAATATAATAGATAGTAAAGCGAATTTAGAAATTCGCACACTCGCATTTAAAGAAACATTAATACCATTTAAACAAAAATATTCTATTGAAATGCTAAAAGACTTTTTTGGATATTGGACAGAACCAAATAAAAGCAATACTAAATTAAAATTTGAATTGCAGCAAACTTGGAGTATAAGCAGAAGATTAGAAACTTGGGCTAAAAATGATAAAACTTTTGCACCTAAACAACAAATTAAACAAGATAGATTATGAGTTGGACAGAACAAAACGCATTTAAACGCATTTATAACGTATTTAAACGAAATAAAAATAATATCTATAGCGAAGATATAGAAGCATTAAAATTATTAAATACAGCGTTAGAAAATAAAAACAAACAATTTGTAACTCAAAATTTATTATATGCTAAATTATTAGCAATACAGTTAAACCAGAATTTAATGTATTACGGAAGTATTGAAGAAGCAATAAAGAAAATTAAATCAGATTTATCTTTGTCATTAAATTACAACTTAATATATTTACAAAAAAATTTAAACAATACAGAATTAACAAATTATTTTAACTCAATAGGTGTTAATACTTCAAACCCAAATTTATTAACAGATGAGCAAAAGCAAAATGATAAAAATATAATTTCAGATAAACAAAAAGAAATTATAGAACAATTAAAAAAGAATTGGGATTTTGAATTAGTAGAAAAAAGTTTTGTAAAAACTGCAAACGAATTATTAAAAGATGTAAACTATTATGAATGATTTTAATTTTGAAGATTTAACTAATAATGTAGAACCAATTTTAGACTTTAAACAAATATTTAAAGATGCTTTAATTGACCCTGCAGAAGAAATAAAACAGCAACCGATTGCATTAAGCATTGGCGAAAGTAATTACAAAGGAAATAGTTATCCAATACCTTTTGGCTCGTATGGTGATTTTAGTTGCATAGTAGGTGCTTCTAAAAGTAGAAAAACATTTTTTAAATCTATGATTGAAGCAGCTTATATTGGTGGTAAATCAAACATTTATAATCCAAGTATTAAAGGACATAACAACGATAAAAAATTTGTACTTTCATTTGATACAGAACAATCACATTTTCACGCACAAAGGGTACAGCGTAGAGTATTAGAATTAATAGGTGGTAATTGTGATTATTATAAAACTTTTGGATTGCGTAGTTATACACCTAAAGAGCGTTTTGATTTTATTGATTGGGTTGTATTTGAAAGCGATTTTAAAGATAACATAGGTTTAATGTCAATAGATGGTTTTGTAGATTTAGTAACCGATTTTAATAGTTTAGAACAAAGTACAGGTTTAACAGAAAAATTATTAAATTGGACTGCAAAGGGTAAAATGCATTGCACAGGAATACTACATAAAAACTTTGGTACTGCTAAACCTGTAGGACACGTTGGTAGTAGCGTATTAAAAAAAGCTGAAACTGTAGTATTTGTAGAAAAAGATGATGATGATGTAACAGTAGTTAAATGCGAATATTCACGTAACCAGCCATTTAAAGAAATTAAATTTAACGTAGATGATAACGATTGGCTACCTAAAGAAATTCAAGATTTTATATAATGAATTATGAAATTAGAAGCGAGGTTAAAAACGGAACTTTAACACGCAACAGAAATTTAATTAAAGATGCAATAGAAACTTTTGAGGGTAAGCAAATAGTAATTAAAATTGAAAAGGCAAAGAAAAAAAGAAGTACGCAGCAAAACCGATTTTATTATGGAGTTATAATACCTATAGTACAAAATTGTTTGAAAGAAGCTGGGCATATAATGACAAACGAAAGCACACACGATTTAATTAAACTAAAGTTTTTAAAAGAAGCACTATTTGTAAATGAAGAAACAGGCGAAGTAATAGAACGTATAAAATCTACTACCGAACTTTCAACAAGTCAATTTATGGATTTACTCGCAGAAATTAATAACTTTACATTTGAATACTTTGGTGTTAGTTTACCAAGCCCAAACGATGATTTAACTTTAAAATTAGAATAATAAAATTAACTATAAAATAATAATTATGAAAATCAATTTAATACACAAAATTAACAATGATAAATATACAGAGTATGTTTATGAAGCATTTGACATTCAAAATCAAAATGAATCTAATGTAATTGTAGAAGCAAATTTAGAACATTTACCAAAAGATTGGAATATTGGTGTTGTTTACGGTGGTTCTGGGACAGGTAAAACTACTATTTTAAAAAATTATTTTAAAAAAGAAATGGATAAATCATATTTTGATAATTCTAAATATTTAATATCTAATTTTGATTGGTTAGAACCTAAAGATGCTACTTTTTTATTGAGTGCTATGGGTTTAAGTTCTGTACCAACTTGGTTAAGACCATTTAACACGCTTTCAAATGGTGAACAATACAGAGCAAATCTTGCTTATATTGTAGGAAGTGCGAAAGAAAACGAAGTTATATTAATTGATGAATACACATCTGTAGTAGATAGAGATGTCGCAAAAGCTATGAGTAATGCGTTGCAAAAATATATTAGAAGAACTAATAAACGTATTGTATTAGCTTCTTGCCATTTCGATATAATGGAATGGTTACAACCAGATTGGATATATTCACCATCAAAAGGGCGTCTTGAAATAGCGCCATCACTTCGGCAACCAAGTTTTGAACTTCAGATTGTTCGATGTAGATATGAAACTTGGAAATTATTCAAGCAAAATCATTATTTAACAGAAGATTTAAATAAAGCAGCAAAATGTTTTGTAATTTTGTTTAATGACAAACCAATAGCATTTATGGCAATATTACCATTCCCAAGTGGTGTTATTCAAAATGGATATAGAATTTCTAGAATTGTAGTGTTGCCAGATTTTCAAGGATTAGGAATTGGTTTTAAAATTTGTGATTGGTTTGGTCAAGTTTATAAAAATGATAATAAAACAATTTATATAAAAACATCTAATCCAGCTTTATGGTCTGTTTTTAATAATTCAAAAAATTGGTTATTTTGTGGTGAAACAAAAGGAGAAGAAAAAGCAGAAATGATGCAATCTAAAAAACAAAAAACACAAGGAGAATATAATACATCTGCAAGAATTTCTAAATCTTATAAATTTATAGGAATTAAAAACGATATAAATACAGATTTAATAACTTTTAACGCTGATGCTTGGAAAGATGTAGCACAAAATCAAATTAGTATTTTTGATATTTTAAATAATTAACAATGACATTTTTTGATGAAATTTTAGAAACAAATAATATGCAAAAAATATATCAAAGAAAATGCGTAAGCTGTAAAAATAAATTTACACCGCAGAATAATACGCAAATATGTTGCAGCCCAAAATGTGCTATTGATTATATGAAAAGTAAAAACGCAAAAGATTGGCAAAAAGAAAAGAAAATACTTAAAGAAAAGTTAATGACAAAATCGGACTACTTAAATATTTGCCAAAAGGTTTTTAATACTTACATACGTACAAGGGATAAAAATAAAAACTGTATAAGCTGTAATAAAAAGTTAATAGGTAAATACGATGCAGGACATTTTTTTTCAGTAGGTGCTTATCCAAACTTACGATTTAATGAAAATAATGTATTTGGGCAATGCGTTCATTGTAACAGAGATAAACACGGAAACGTAAAAGAATACGATTTAAAACTTCAAAACATTTTAAGTACAGAAGATTATAACCAATTACTAAACGATAGAAATAAACCTGCTTTATTAAGTATTGATGATGTAAAAGAATTAATAGCAATATACAGGGTTAAAACAAAAGAATTAACCAATGGGAAAAACTAAAGCGCCTGAAAAGTTACCAGATTTTGGAAATAAACTTTACGAATTAATTAAACAAGGTTATAAAATTTATCCAATATATCATAAATACAAATGGTGGATAGAATACGAATACAAAGGCGAAGTAACAAGGTTTACAAAACCATTAACACCAAACGAAATTAATATAGCAATACACAAAACAATTATTCATTTACATAAAACAAATACAAATGACAAAAAAAGAAATTAAAACCAAATTAGGAATTGATATTAGTATTCCTTGTAGAAAAATAGAAAACATAGTTTTAAAAGGTTTATATGTAGAAAAAAGGTTTTTAGAATTACCTGATTTAAAACAAACAACTGCATATGATTTAATAGGCAAAGAAATAAACGTTAAACGTTCAAACATATTTAATATATTTAAAAATTTAGAATATTATAAAACAGGTGATAAAACTAAATTAATATATTTAGCTTTTATTACAGGTGATAAAACATATTTAGCACAATACAAAGCCGAAATAAAAAAACAGCAATGCAGTAATTATTATATGCGTACTGCAGAAGAACGCAAAGCAAAAAGAATATTAAAGCAAAACAAAATTAAATTACAGCAAGTAATACCTGATAAACCTTATTTGAATAATTTAGATGTTGCAGAATATTTAAGAAAAAATAAAATAAAAGCGTCAAGGTTTTGGGATATACACCCAAGATTATATACAGAAAACCTTTGGAATGAGTTAAGGGATTTTAATCCTGAAATGTTTGATAGTTATTTAAAATAAAAAAAAAGTAATAAAAAATTTTTTTATTAAAAAAGTATTTATATATTTGCCAAACAATTATTAACAATTAAAACAAAAAAATTATGAAAGCAGAATTAAAATTATCAGATGTATTATTAATTACAGTTTATTGGGTAGTATTTTTTACAATATTATTTTTTATTCTTTAAAAATAAATAAGATATGATAGTAAACGAAAGAGAATTTTATATTTGGAAATTAGAAAAATGGTGGGTAGCTTGGAACGCTATTGATTTTAGACCTGAAAATAGAAAACATTTATTTGGTAATTGGTATTGGAGAAATTAAAAACAAATAAGATATGACAGGGTATAGTAATTGTTGTGGTGCAGAAAGGCATTACATTTGGAGTGATTTATGCAGTAGTTGTTTAGAACAATTTACAGAAGCAGAAGTAATAGAAGAATAGTTAATAACTTTATACAAATATGTTACAATGATGTTTTAATAATATAAAATGTTTTTGTAACATTTGTGTAATGTTAGAAAAGTTATACAAACACCACAAGCAATTAATCGAATACGCAAAGATATTTGATAAAGTAAACTATGAGGATATAGTGCAAGAAACTTATATTAAGCTGCATCTATATTCAAATGAAGATAAATGCTTTATAAACGGTAATTTAAACAAAAGTTATATTTTTATTGTTATACGTAGTGTTTACATAACACAATTTTATAATAAATTTACTATTGTAGATTTTGTAGACCAAGCAATAGAACCTGATTTTGATGAAGAACACGCAATAGAATGGCATAAGTTTAGAAGCAAGTGCGAAGCAGAAGTAAACAGCTGGGATATGTACGATAAAAAGCTATTTACTATTTATAGAGATACTGATTTATCTATGCGTAAATTAGCCAAAGAAACAGGTATAAGTTTTGTATCTATATTCCATTCACTAAAAGCACACAAAAAAAAGTTAAAAGAATTGTTCCAGGAAGATTATAATAATTTAAAATAGTATTATGAATTATGAAAATTTTATAAAATATATTTATGGTTTAATAGATTACTATAATTATATAGATTTTAATTCTTTAAGCAAATTTGAAATAAAAGACAAACCTATTGATAATGATAGCGAATTAATTTTTATGGTTTCAAATACATTAAATACTGCAAGGAAAGGAAATTATACAATAACAAAACAAGATAAATTATATTATAAAAAAATAATTAAACAATATGGAACAAAAAGTAAATAGATTAGTAATTGAACCTGCTGTAAATGGTTGGTTAGTTTATGTAAACCAAGATTATGCATTAGGAACAATAAGACCTTTGCCTTATGTTTTTGAAACAATGGAAAATCTTTTAGAATTTATTAAATATCAAAATTATTAAACAATATGGCACGAGGTAGAAAAGCAAAAGGGTTAGGTGATACAATAGAACAAATAACCACAGCTACAGGTATTAAAGCAGTAGTAGAAAAAATAAGCGAAGTAACAGGTATTGATTGCGGATGTGATGCACGCAAAGAAAAGTTAAATAACTTAATACCATACCATAAAAAAGTAGAGTGTATTAATGAAATTGATATGCAGTACCTTAATAGCTTTTTTGAACGCAACCCAGAAACAATTACTATTAAAGTACAAAACGAATTAAAATCAATTTATAAAAATATCTTTAACGTTACTATAGCTGATACAAGTTGTACAGATTGCTGGAGAGGGTATATATCCGATATAAGACGTGTTTATAATGAAAGTGTATAATTAATAATAATTACTTTTTTAATTATGGAAGATAAAAGAAAAAATAACGGTGGGCATAAAACTGCAGGGCGTAAACCAAAAGTAGATGAACAAAAAGTAAATACTTTATTTGTAAACGCTTTAAAGGAATTATACAATACTGAAACTGATGATGAAGCTAAAAAGACTTTTGTTAAAAATACTTTAATGGATAGCCAACGTGGGCAGATATTTATAGCAGAGCATATATTTGGTAAACCAAAAGAAACAGTAGAAACAACACATAACATAAACGATTTTAATATTAAGGATATATTTAAAATTGGTGATAAATCTTAATGAAAAATATAATCTACTCGGGTCTGATAGTAGATACTTTGTAATTACAGGGGGTAGGGGTTCGGGAAAATCTTACTCCCTTAATTCGTTTTTATTACTTCTTACTTATGAAGTAGGACACGTAATACTATTTACTCGTTATACTTTAACTTCTGCACACGTTTCAATTATACCTGAATTTATAGATAAAATAGAAACAGCTAATTTAAGCCACGATTTTTATATTACTAAAGATGAAATAGTAAATATTAAAACAGGTTCTAAAATCTTATTTAAAGGTATTAAAACAAGTAGCGGAACACAAACAGCAAATTTAAAATCTTTAGCTGGTGTTACTACTTGGGTATTAGATGAAGCAGAAGAATTAAACGATGAAGATACTTTTGATAAAATAGATTTTTCTATACGTGCAAAGAATGTACAGAATAGGGTTATATTAGTTTTAAACCCTGCAACAAAAGAGCATTTTATTTACAAACGTTTTTTTGAAAGTAAAGGCGTTGCTGATGGTAGCAATTTAATTAAAGATGATATTACTTACATACATACAACTTATTTAGATAATTACGCAAACCTTTCTAAATCTTTTATACTTCAAGTTGAGGATATGAAAACTCGCAGAAGTCAAAAGTATAATCATCAAATAATGGGGGCGTGGTTAGATAAAGCAGAGGGAGTAGTATTTACTAATTGGCAGTTTGGAACGTTTAACCCAAACAATTTACCAACTTCATTTGGTTTAGATTTTGGTTTCAGTATTGACCCTGATACACTTATTGAAGTTGCAATAGACAAAGACCATAAAAAGATTTACGTTAAAGAGCATTTATACCAAAATGGTTTACGTATGGAAGAATTGGCAAAGATATGTACAGATAAAGCAACTAATAAATTAATAATAGCTGATAGTGCAGAAAATAGGTTAATAGTAGATTTAAGGCATAAAGGTTTAAATATAGAACCAATTAAAAAAGGTACTATTGAAAGTGGTATTACTATGATGTTAGATTATGATATTATAGTTGATAACGACAGCAGCAATATTGCAAAGGAATTAAACAATTATGCATACCTCAACAAAGGTAGTAAATTGTATATAGATGATTTTAACCACGCTATAGATGCAATACGTTACAATGTTACTTTTCATTTAGATAACCCAAACAAAGGAAGTTATTATGTCTACTAACCAACCAACGTATGGAGAAATGATTTACGTTGTAGAAGTTTACATTTTTAAAAAAACAGGTAAAGATGTTAAAATAAATTTGCCACGTAATGTGGGAGAAATAAAAAAATTAATACATTTGTATAAAATATCAACAAACCAATTATGATAGCATTTGAAAATTATTTAATAGAAAAGGGTTTTGAAAAATTTGGATGGGATGCCAAAAAAGGTGAATACTATAAACCTAAAGCACATATAATATCTACTATGGTTAATTTAGGTTACATTTATATTAAAGGTGATTTAAAAATTGCTGTAGGTTTACACGAAGTTTATAAACCTGTTACTTTAATAAACCCAAGACCAAGAATATTAATTGAAAAAACAGTAGAAGATAAAGTAATTAAAATGTATGAGTACGAAGATGATGCTATGAATATTATATTACAAAAGTTTTCTTTTGATGAAATATTTGAAGCTATGTACAATAAAGAAAAATTACTTTACCATAAAATTAATTAATTAAACAAAAGCAATCTTAATAGGTTGCTTTTTACTTTATACAAAAAACCAACTTTAATGTTTTTAAATAAACGCATATGAAAATAGATATTAAAATACCAGAAACACTAAACGAAATTACGCTTTATCAATACCAAAAGTTTGATAAGCTAATTAATAATAATGAAGCGAGTGAATTTGTTAATCAGAAAACTATTGAAATATTTTGCAATATAGATTTAAAAGATGTAGCTCGTATTCGTTTAGCTGATACAAATGAATTGTTAAATCATTTAAACAGTTTAATTAATCAAAAACCTAAATTAATAAATACTTTTAAGCTGGGTGCTTACGAATTTGGGTTTATACCAAAGTTAGAAGATATGACTTCAGGAGAATACATAGATTTAGAAAACTATTTAACTGATGTATCAACTTATCATAAAGCAATGGCGGTGCTTTTTAGACCAATAAAAACAAAAGTTAAGGATTTATATACAATAGAAGAATACGAGTCGTCAGAGAAATATAGTGATGTTTTAAAATATATGCCTTTAGATGTTGTTTTAGGTTGCTTGGTTTTTTTTTCGACTTTAACGAACGATTGCGTGAACGGTTTGATGGACTTTATACACAGCGAAGCGGAACAATCGGAAGTAGTGAAGAAGCTTTTGGAAGAAAATGGGGTTGGTATCAATCAATTTACGGAGCAGCACAAGGCAACATTTTACGATTTGATGCAATTACCAAACTTCCCATCACTCAATTAATGACTTGGTTAATGTTTGAAAAAGAAAAAACAGAAATAGAAATTAAAAATTTAAAACGTAATGGTATATAGTATTATAAATAAAATTAAAGAAGCTTTACTTGATGAGCCTTTTGTAAACACAGTTACAGAGGGTGATATATTCGGAGTTGATTTAGCTAAACGTACATTATTCCCTTTATCACATATAATGGTAAATAATGCAACGCATCAGGGTAATGTAATTCAGTTTAATATTACTATACTTTTAATGGATATACTTAACCAAAAAGATGAAAGCAATAAAGTAGATGTTTGGAATACTCAAATGCAGTTAGGGGTTAGGGTAATGGATAGGTTAAATCGTGGTGATTTACGTAGTGATTTTTGGGAATTAACAGGAAGCCCAAACTTTGAACCATTTACAGAAAGGTTTGAAAATGATTTAGCAGGTTGGGCTTTAACATTTGATGTATTAGTTAGAAACGATATGACAATATGTTAGATAGCAAAAATACAAACAAATACTTAAACGAATTTGCAAAGTACGTTATACAACAAAGTAGAAGTAATTTAACTAAAGGTGGTAAAAACGTAGATAATAAACTTTATAATAGTTTAGATAAACAAATTGAAGTAAGTGCTAATAGTTTTCGTTTGAGTTTTTTAATGGAGTATTACGGTCAATTTCAAGATAAAGGAGTTAGTGGAACTAAAAAAAAATATGATACGCCATTTAGTTATAAAAGTAAAAGACCACCATTAAAACCTTTAACTGATTGGGTTACAAAAAAACGTTTTCAATTTCGTAATAAAGAGAATGGTAAATTTATGAGTTATAAATCTACAGCTTATTTAATTGCAGGTGGTATTTTAAAAAATGGTATTAAACCAAGTTTATTTTTTACAAAACCATTTGAGAAAGCTTTTGAACGTTTGCCAGATGAATTAGTTGAAGCGTATGGTTTAGATGTTGAACAATTTTTACAATATACAATTAATAAAAAATAATGAAAAAGATATTTATTAGAAGCCCATACTTTATACAAGTAAATGAAGCAAACCAATTAGGCAGCAAAGTAGAATTATATTTATATAATAAAGGTACTACTGCACCAACTTTGCCTACTTATATTTTAAGTAAAAAAATAGCAAGTACTACACAATTAGAAAACACATATAACATAGCTAATTATGCAAAGGAATTTATTAAACCTGTTGCACCTGTTACAGTTAGTGTACCTACAGAAGAAGATGTAAATTGTTGGGCGTATTGTATTGTTAAACGATATACAGAATTAACTTTAGGTGTTTATACTTTATTAGATACTGAAACTTTTGTTTGTTTAAATGGGTATACCAATTATTCAGATGGATATAATAACTATGATACAAGTGCTGTTTTGCCTTTAGTAAATACAAATATTACTTATTATAAAAGTACAGCAGATAATTATATTAATGTATTTATAGAAACTATTGCAAATAATATACAATGGGGTTATGAACTTGAGTCTGAATATTTTGATAATACAGAACCAACTTTATGGAAGCTCCCATATTATCAAGATGTTTATTTAGACTTTTATCCATATACACAGCCAAGAATATTTTATTTAAAAGTTGAACAGTTATGCGAACCTAAATACAGCCCAATTACCTGCAGTTTTATTAATCGTTTTGGTGGTTGGCAATACCTTACATTCTTTAAAGCTAATTTACAATCAATAGAAACAACTTCTAAAGATTTTAACCTATTACCAAGCAGCGTAAATTATAATGCTTTACAAGGGCAAAAAAGAACATTTAACCAACAAGGTAAACAAAAAATAAAATGTAATACGGGTTGGGTAGATGAAAATTATTTTGATTTAATACAAGATTTATTATTAAGTGAAGTAGTTTTATTAAATGGTAAACCTGCAATAGTTAAAAGTCAAAGTGCAGAATATAAAACGCATTTAAAAGATAAGAATATAAACTATGAAATTGAGTTTGAATTTAACTATGGTTTAATAAACGATGTAATATAATGGAAGTAGCATTATACATATACGTAGATGAAAATGTTATTTTAGAAGATGCTTTAACAGTAGATAATACTTTAATTACTGTAGATGATACTGATATAACAGCAGATATGACAGGTTACATTTCTAATCAAGTTGTAAATGTAGCTAAAAGGATTGAATTATTTAATGATGAAAAAATTAGTATTACTTCAAGTATTCAAAATGTTAATGATATATCAAAAGTATTTACCGATTATAGTCAGAGTTTTACAATTCCTGCAAGTGATAATAATAATGAAATATTTAGACATTGGTACGAAAACGCTTTAGATAATGGTTTCGACCAACGTGTAAGGTATAGAGGTTATATTGAAATAGATACGCAAGTATTTAGAACAGGTTTATGGCAATTAGAAAGCTCAACAATTAAAAACAACCGTGTAGAAGATTATAAGATAACTTTTTACGGTGTACTTAAATCTTTAACTGATAAATTCGGTGAAGATAAATTAAAAGATATTGCAGAATTAAACGATTATACTATTGATTATTCAGGTACAACCGTACAAAATAAAATTACTACTACTTCTGATAGTGATATTTTATTCCCTTTAATTACAAGTAATAGAGTTTGGCAATATGGGGGCGGTGGTTCTGCTGTAACAAATTGGGATATATCAAATATTGCTACTCCTATAGGTTATACAGATTTATCTCCTGCTTTAAAAATTGCGAGAATATTTGATGCAATAGAAAGTAAATATAACATAAATTTTAACGGTAACTTTTTAACTCAATCAAGATTTACAAAGGCATATTTATGGTTAAAAAATAAAGAAGCGTTTAGTCCATTAGCACAAAAGAAGCTAATTGAGTTTACAAATATTAATAATTACGATGGTTCATTAACTGTTAATTCTGATAATTACGATTTAGCTATTGCAGAATATAACAACCCAGGAAGTAGTGCTTTATTTTTTAATGGTGGTGCAATAAATTTTACACTTTCAACTTCTACAAATTGGCAGGTTAGTTGGTTTTTAAATGGTGTTCAATTATATGTACAAAGTGGAACAGGTACAAATATTTACGTAGGTATAGGTGATATATCAGGTAATTATAAATTATATTTAAGTACTGCTCAATCTTGTACATATACAGGTTCAATTTCAGCAAGTAGTACAGAATATGATTATCAAAATAATTCACAAATTACTTTTACAACAACTGCTGATATATTAGGTGGTTCTATTACTTCTAATTTAGATTTACCTGCTTTTATGCCAGATATGAAAGTAACAGATTTCTTTAGTGGTATATTAAAAATGTTTAACCTTACAGCGTTTAGTTATGATGAGCAAACATATACTTTAGAGCAGTTAGAAAATTGGTACTATCAAGGTAATATAAAACAATATTCAGAATATTGTATTTCTGATTTTGAATTTGAAAGAATTAAACCATATAAGAAAGTAAATTTTAATTACGAAAAAAGTGAAAGTTTATTAAATAAAAGTTATTCAGATACTAACCAAAAAGAATACGGTGATTTATCTTATCCATTTAATACAGATGGTGCAGATTATTCAGTAAAATTACCTTTTGAAAATATATTGTTTAATAAATTTACAGGAGAAAATTTACAAGTAGGTTATGCAATTAAAACTGATTTAACACCTTATGTACCTAAACCTATAATTTTATATCAATACGAAAATACAAGTTGTGATTTTTATTTTAATAATGGTACAACTACTAACAACATAACTAATTACAATGTTATGGGGCAAGATGTAGGGTATCAAAACCAAATACATACATTAAACTTTGGTGTTGAATTTAGTAGTTATACATTAAACACGGTTAGTAATACTTTATTTAAAGATTATTATTTTGATTATTTAAACAACCTTTATTCTCTAAAATCAAGAATGGTTAAGGTAAGTATGCGTTTACCTTATTCAGAGCTATTAGCGTTACGTTTAAACGACCGTATTGTAATACGTGATAAACGTTATATTATAAATAGTTTTACAACTGATTTAGACACGTTTGAAAGTAAGTTTGAATTAATACAAGATTTTAGAAGTTTAAATTTTAATAATTCACAGCCAAGAGTAGCAGGTAATACAGCACAAACTTTAAAATTTGATACAGTAAGTATTGAACCTTTAACTTGGAGTATTTTAAATGACCCAACAGGGCAAATAATAACTATTACAAATGGTGATAATTATGTAGAAGTAGATATAAAATCAAACACTTCAGGAGTTGAAAAAATATATAGTATTGAAAGTAATAATAATGATGTAATCGTAATAACACAAGATGCTTAAATTAGTAATACAAATGCTTGAATTTCAAAAGTTTGGAACAAGCGAAGCTATAGATATAGCAAAAGGAAAATATAAATTACCAGATACAATAACAGAACTTAAAAGAGCAATAAAATGGCAATTACAAAAACGATAGAAATTGATGTTAAAGCTGGTGCAGCAGAAAAAGATATTAATGACTTAAACAAATCGGTTGTTAAGTTAGAAAATTCTGTAGAAGATTTTTCAAAGACAGGTAAAAAGTCTTTAGATAATATAGACAAGAATGTTAAAGAAACTGAAAAAAGCACAAAATCATTAAGTGAGGGCTTTAAAGCTACAGGTTTAGCATTAAAGGCTATGGGTATTGGACTTATTATTAGTGCAATGGCTACACTTAAAGAAATCTTTATGGGTAATCAAAAAGTAGCTGATACTTTTAGTGCTGTATTGGGTACGGTTGCAAATGTATTTAGCCAAGTTACAAATATAGTAGTTTCTGTTATTGAAAAAGTTGGTGGTGCTACAAATGGATTTGAGGGGTTAAGTAATGTAATAGGTGGTTTATTAAAATTATCTTTAGTGCCTTTAAAGGGTGCTTTTTATGGAATTAAGTTAGTTATTGATGAAGTACGTTTAGCGTGGGAAGAAAGCGTTTTTGGTGATGGAGACCCTAAAAAAATTAAGGAACTTACTAAACGTATTGATGAAACTAAAACAAGTTTAAAGAAAGTAGGTACTGATGCAGTAGAAGCTGGTAAACAGGTAGGTAATAACATAGGAAAAGCAATTAGTGAGGTTGGTGCAGTTGTAGAGGGTACTATTGATGGTGTTAGTAAAATATCTATTGCAAGTGCATACGAACAAGCAAAGGCAAACGTTAATTTACAAAACACAGCAAAATTAGCCGAAGCAAACCAAGCACGTTTAGTAGAACAATACGATAGGCAAGCAGAAAAATTACGCCAAGTTAGAGATGAGGAACGTAATAGCATACAAGATAGAATAAAAGCTAATAACCAATTAAAACAAGTTTTAGAAAACCAAGAAGCTGCAATGATAGGGCAGGCTAATGCACAAATAGCAGCAGCCCAATCTACACTTTCGCAAAATAATAATATCGAAAATCAAGTTGCTTTAACAAATGCTTTAGCAAATCGTGAGGGAGTTTTAGCACAAATTGAGGGTTTACGTTCTGAACAAAAAGCAAATGATTTAGCATTAAATAAAGAGCTTATTGATTTAACTAAAACTAAACAAGAAGCAGAAACACAATTAGCAATTAATGAAGCTAATTTTAATGCAGAGCGTATTAAAAATGAAGAAGCACAATTAGTAGCTAAAAAGAATGCTTTAGAAAAAAATAAAATAATTGAATTAGAACGTTTACAAAATGTTATCGATAGTGCAAACGCAGGTACTCAAGCTAAAGTAGATGCTGAAAACGAATACGCATTAAAGAAACAAGAAATTGAACAATCAATAATTTTAGCAGATGATGCAATAGCTGAATACAAAAGAAACAAAATTATTGAAAACAACCAAAAAATAATAGATGATGAAGCTGCAACTTTTGAAGCAAAAAGAGAAGCGTTAAGAATACAAGAAGAAATATTATTAGCAGATGATACTTTAAGTGAAGAAAAAAGAACTGAAATTGAAAAGCAATATGCTGATGCAAGGGTTAAAATAAGTGAGCTTGAATTTCAACAAAAAATGTCTCAAGCAAAAGAAGCAGGACAAGCTTTAGATAATTTAGGTGCTATTGTAGGTAAACAAACTGCAGCAGGTAAAGCTTTAGGTATTGCGAGTGCTTTAATTAATACCTATGTGGGTGCTTCGGAAGCTTTAAAACAAAAATCTACTTTACCATCGCCTTTTGATTATGTTGCAAAAGCTATTAACGTTGCAGGTATTTTGGCAACAGGTTTCAAAACAGTTAAAGCTATTACTGCTGTTAATGTTCCTGGTGGTGGCGGTGGCAGTGGTGGTGGCGGTGCTGCTATTGCTCCACCACCTGCACCAAGTTTTAACGTAGTAGGTAATACAGGCGTTAATCAATTAGCAGAAACTTTAGGAAATCAGCAACCTGTTCAAGCATTCGTAGTAGCAAATCAAGTTACAAGCCAACAAAGTTTAGATAGAAATATTGTAAACAATGCAAGTTTAGGTTAAAAAATAACAAAATACAGTAATTAATGTTTTTAAATAAAAATAATATGAACCTTATAGAATTAATAATAGACGATAAAGATGAGTTAAGTGGTGTTGATGCTATTAGCGTAGTGGCTACTCCAGCTATTGAGTCAAATTTTGTAGCGTTAAAATCAGAAGAAATTAAATTAGCTCAAGTAGATACTGAAAAGCGTATTTTAATGGGTGCTGTTTTAATTCCTGAAAAGCCAATTTATAGAAGAAATGGAGAAGATGAATATTATATTTATTTTTCAAAAGATACTGTAAACAAAGCAAGTCAATTATTTTTTAAAAATGGTAATCAGAATAATTGGACTTTAGAACACGGAAAAGAAATTAAAGGTTTAACCGTTGTTGAAAGTTGGATAGTTGAAAATACTGAAAAAGATAAATCAGCTATTTATAATTTAAGTGTGCCTGTAGGTACTTGGATGGCTTCGGTTAAAGTAGAAGATGATGCTATTTGGAATGATTATGTTAAAACAGGTAAAGTAAAAGGGTTTTCTTTAGAGGGCTATTTTGCAGATAAATTAGAAGAAAAAAAGCAGTTAAGTAAAAACGAAAGTATTGTTGAACAAATTAAATCTTTAATAAATGAGTACGAAAACAAAAAGTAAAACAAGTCCAGTAAATGGTAAAAAGGGTTGTCTATGTGATGATAACACTTATAGTAAAGAATGTTGCAATGGTGATTTACAAAATCAAGGCATTGGGCAAACATCAGGAGTAGATAGTTTAACCGTTACAGAAAATAACGGAGTAAGAGTAATAACAAGGGTAAACGGATAAACAATTAAATAATTAAAAATGACACCACAAGAAAAAAACGTATTTGGTAAATTATTTACTAAAACAGAATTAGCAAGTCAAAAAATTGAATTAGCTAATTTACAATCAGTTGTTAAATTAGAAGATAATGCTTTTAAACTTAAAGAAAAAGCTTTAGGTTCTGTAAAAAAAGTAAGTGAATTAATAGCAACTGTTAAAGCAAATACAATATCTGCTTCTAAAGCATTTGAATTAGTAATTAATGAAGTTGATGCTTTAGAAATACAAGCTAAAGAATTAGGTTTATCATTACCGAATGATGCAAGACTTGCAAGAGACTCAGCAAAAAGAGAAGCTGCACAATTTTCTGAATTAAATAACAAAATTAATTCTGTAAAATTTTAATAAAATACAACAACAATTAAAAACTATTGTTTTTAAATAAATTTAATAAATATGTCAAACGTAATTACAGAAATTAAAAAATTGCTTGGTATGGAAATCAAACTTGAGCAAATGACATTAGACAACGGAACTGTTATTGAAGCTGAAATCTTTGAAGCAGGGCAAGCAGTGTTTATTGTTAATGGTGAAGATAGAGTTGCATTGCCTGTAGGTGAGTACACTCTTGATAACGGAATGATTTTAGTAGTTGAGGTTGAGGGCGAAATCAAAGAAATCAAAGAAGCTATTGTTGAAGCACCTGCAGAGGAAGCTACACCAGAAGTAGAAGTTGAAGTTGAAGCAGCTCAAACACCAGCAACAGCTAAAAAGGTAATCGAGTCTACTGTTAGAGAGTCGCATTTTTCAAAAGAAGATGTTGATGCTTTAAAGTCAGAAATCGAAAGTTTAAAAACGGAATTAGCATCTATGAAAAGTGTTGAAACTTTTGAAGAAAAAGTAGAATTATCTGCTCAACCTTTAACACATAACCCTGATGCAAAACCAAACGTTGAAAAAGTGTTATTCTCACAAAACAGAGAAATGACTACATTCGACAGAGTAATGAATAAAATAGCAAACTAATAATTAATTAAAAAAAATGGCTACTACAACAAGTATTACAACAACTTACGCTGGTGAATTTTCAAAAAAATACATTTCAGCTGCATTATTATCAGCTTCTACTATTGAAAATGGTGGAATTGAAGTAATGCCAAACGTAAAGTATAAATCAGTTATCCAACGTTTAGCTACTGATGCTATCGTTAAAGATGCTACTTGTGCTTTTGATGCAACTTCTACAGTTACTTTAACTGAAAGAGTTATTACTCCTGAAGAATTTCAGGTAAATTTAGAATTATGTAAAAAAGATTTCGCAAGTACTTGGCAATCTATCGAAATGGGAATGTCTGCTTTCGAAACTTTACCTAAATCTTTTGCTGATTATTTAATTGCTCACGTAGCAGCTAAAGTAGCAGAAAAAACTGAAACTAACATTTGGAGAGGTGCTACTGCTAATGCAGGTGAATTTAACGGATTTGTAGCTTTAGCTACTGCAGACTCTAATGTAGTTGATGTAGTTGGTACTACTGTAACAGCTTCTAACGTTATTGCTGAATTGGGTAAAGTAGTTGATGCTATCCCTGCTGCATTATACGGTAAAGAAGATTTACATATTTACGTTTCTCAAAATGTAGCTCGTGCTTATGTTAGAGCTTTAGGCGGTTTTGCTGCTTCAGGTTTAGGTGCAAACGGTACTAACGCAATGGGTACACAATGGTTTAACAACGGTTCATTATCTTTTGATGGTGTTAAAATCTTTGTTGCTAATGGTTTAGCTGCTAACTATATAATGGCTGCTCAAAAATCTAACTTATATTTTGGTACAGGTTTATTATCAGACCAAAACGAAGTTAAATTAATTGATATGGCAGATATCGATGGTTCACAAAATGTAAGAGTTGTTATGAGATTTACTGCTGCTGTTCAATACGGTATCGGTTCTGAAATCGTACTTTACACTCCAGCATAATTAATAACAAATAACTAATTAAAGGTGGTGCAATAAACGCCACCTTTTTTTTTAACTTTTAAAATATATATACTATGGCTTGTGATTTAAGTTTAGGTAGATTGGAAGTATGCAAAGATAGCGTAGGTGGTTTAAAAAATGTTTACTTCGTTAATTACGGAGATGCAACAGGTTACACATACGATGTTACAAATACAGACGTTATAGACGCTGTAGCAGGTACTCCAAGTGCTTATAAATATGAGTTGAAAGGTGCAAGTACCTTTACTCAAAATATTAACAGCTCAAGAGAAAACGGAACAACGTTTTTTGAGCAGGTTTTAGAATTAACTTTTAAGAAATTAACAGTTAAGGATAATAAAGAATTAAAATTAATGGCTTATGGTAGACCACAAGTTATTATAGAAGATAACAACGGTAATTTCTTTTACGCAGGTTTACAACACGGTATGGATGTTACAGGTGGTACTATTGTTACAGGTGGTGCTATGGGAGATTTATCAGGTTATACTTTAACTTTAACAGGAATGGAAAAAGTACCTGCTAATTTTATTGGAGATACTTTAACTGCTGCTGGTTTTACAGTTGTAGTTGGTTCATAAGAAATATTTTTGAACACTATGAAAAGCGTATATTAATTTATACGCTTTTTTTTTGCTTTAACAAAAATGCAACTTTTGTGTTTTTAAATAAAACAATATGATAATCTTAAGAGAACAAGAAACAGCACAAACATTAAACGCCATTATTTATGGTAGTAATGCTGATGCTATTGTATTGCGAGATGAAGAAACGAATATAGAAACAGAAATTAATTGCACGTTTTCAATAGATAGGTATTACGTAGCAACTTCTGTAATATTCCCAATTAAAGAAAATAAATACTATACACTTACTATTTTAAATGGAACGGATATAGTTTATAGGGATAAGGTTTTTTGTACAAATCAAGTAATTGCAAATTACACAATTAACAAAGACCAATATACTCAACATACAACAAGTAACGAATACAAAATATTTGAATAATATGTTTCACATTTTAAATTTAAGTGCATATACTTCACCACAAATAAACGAAAGTAAAAAGGGTGAATTTGTAGAGTACGGTGCAGACAATAATTACTTTAATTTTTTAATTGAAAGGTATTTATATAGTACTACAAATAATGCTATTATAACAGGTGTTTCTAATATGATTTACGGAAAAGGTATATCAGCATTAGATGCTAATAAAAAACCCGATGAGTACGCTAAAATGATTTCTATTATTAAACCAAATTGTTTAAAGAAAATTGGTTTAGAAAGAAAGTTATTAGGAATGGCTGCAATGCAAGTTGGTTATGAAAAAGGAGAAGTTAAATTTGTAGACCACTTCCCAATGCATACTTTACGAGCTGAAAAATGTAATGATAAAGGCGAAATTGTAGCGTGGTATTATCACCCTGATTGGGCAAATAAAAAACCAAGTGAAGAAATAAAACGTATTCCTGCTTTTGGTTTTGGTGATGGTAAAGAAGTTGAAATTTACGTTATCAAACCTTATATTAGTGGTTATCATTATTACACTCCGATTGATTATTCTGGTGCTTTACCTTATGCAAAGTTAGAAGAAGAAATATCTGACTATTTGATTAACGATGTAATGAATGGTTTTAGTGGTACTAAAGTTATAAACTTTAATAACGGTGTGCCACCAGAAGAAAAACGTGAAGAAATTGCAAACGAGGTTAAACGTAAATTAACAGGTGCAAGGGGTGAAAAAGTAATTGTAGGTTTTAACAGCTCGGTAGATAACAAAACTACTGTAGATGATATCCCTTTAAATGATGCACCTGCACATTATGAATATTTAAGTAAAGAATGTTTTGAAAAATTAGTTGTAGGGCATAGAGTTACTTCACCTATGCTTTTAGGTATTCGTGATGCTGGTGGTGGTTTTAGTAATAATGCAGATGAAATTAAAACAGCAACTTTATTATATGATAATTTAGTTATTAAACCTTATCAATTAGAAATTATTGATGCTTTAGATATTATTTTGGCTGTTAATAATATTAAATTAAAATTATACTTTAAAACAATACAACCTTTAGAGTTTACTGATTTAACAAATGCACAAACTACAGACCAAGTAGCAGAAGAAACAGGAACGCAATTATCAGCACATACAAACCCTGAATTAGCAAACGCATTAATTGACAAAGGCGAAGTTTTAGGTTCTGAATGGATTTTAATAGATGAAACAGAAGTAAATTTAGATACTGAAACTGAATTAGATGCTGAAATTGAAGCGTTAAATAATAAGAAAAAACCAAGTTTATTACAAAAATTAGCTGCTACTATTACAGGTAGACCAAACGCAAAAAGCGAGCAAGATGAAAATATTGATGGTGTAAGATTTATTACACGTTATAAATATAGTGGTAGCGAAATAGGTGAGCGTGAATTTTGCAATAAAATGATAAAAGCAGATAAGTTATACCGTAAAGAAGATATTGATAATACAGATAGTAATTCAGTAAACCCAGGACAAGGACATAACGGACAAAACTACAGTTTATTTTTATACAAAGGCGGAGTTAATTGTAAGCATAAATGGTTAAGACAAACATACGTTTCTTTTGACAATATTAAAATAGATGTTACAAATCCAAACGCTACACAAATAAGCACTAATAAAGCTGAAAAATACGGTTACAGATTAAGAAATCCTAAAGAGGTGGCAATGAAACCTATTGATATGCCAAATAACGGACATCATCCAAATTACAATAAATAAATATGGCTTACGCATTACTTATATCGACAGAAGATGTAAAGAAATTTACAATTACAAATGGTAATTTAGATGCTGATGATTTTATCGAATATATAAAAATCAGTCAAGATATTACTATTCAAAATTATTTAGGTTCTAAACTTTA